CGGTCCTGCATGTGGCCCAGGGCGGCGGTAAGCACATCTGCGGCTTTGGTGGTCATTTGCCGCGCCCCGCTACGTGTGCAGAATCTTGGCTGTCAACTGGCGCATCGATAAAGCTGGCAGAGAATCGCACCAGCTCCCCGAGGTCTGCATCAACGGACAGATTCGTCACGTTGGCCACCTCCCGGTGGTCCTGATCAATGATCTTGAAAGTGTTGCCCTGGCGTACTGCCGAGAGGTAAATCTTGTTCGGGTCGCGCATCTCGCATTGCTCCGTTCGTTGAATTTGGGCCAGTGTGCGGCAGAGTGACGGGTGTGTCAACTGTCACCTGAGGCCTCCCGTACCTCTCGGACGAGACGGTCCAGGGTTGCGTAGATACCCTGGCCGTAGTCGGCGTAGACCGTGTGGCGGTCACCGTCGAAAGTCGTCACGGTGAGGTAATCGTGATAATCGTTTTTCTGGATGCTCTTGATGGCGTGTGCCGCCACGTACACCTTGTCGGTTAGCTTGATCACGACGCCACCTCCGCCCGCAGCACCACGCCGCTCTTGCCATGCTCCAGCACCCGCTTGCACGTGCTGCGCTCTGCATCACGCCACACGAGCGTACCCTCTGCCCCGGCCGTAGCAGCTGCGACACTGCGGGCGCACGTCTCGCATGCAGCGCGCACGACGACTGATGCGGTGGGGCTGGTGAGTAGGTAGATCTGTTTGTCTCTCATGGCCGACGCTCCAGCTGACCCTGGCGATAGGGTGTCGGGCGGTCCAGTGCGCACCAGAAGTTTTGGTGTGGCTCCCGAAAGTACCATTGGCCCATCAAACTAGTTCTGTACCACCCGGCTCGATACCCGCGAGTTTTGGGGCCCCATGCTTCGGCATCAGTTGGAGCGTTTGCCCAGTTGACGTCACTGCTGCTCATGCTGCAACCCCTCCCGCACCCGGCGTGCCACCTCGAGCATCCCCTGCCCGTACTGCGGCGGCATCTGTGGTGCAACTGTCTCGATGTTGTTGATGATCTGCCATGCACCGACTGGGTCGATCAGCGTCCCCTCGAAGAACTGCGCGGCGTGTGTGAAGCCCTGGCGGAACTCTACGCTGCCCCGGTTCATGGCAGCTGCACCACGTGGTAGTGCTCCACTTCGGTGAAGAACCGATCGGGCGCGTTGAGCCAGTCTGCTACGTCTTGGGCCTCGGCTTCGGTTGGCCACTTGTACGCGCTTTTCTCTGCGTTTGGGCCGCCGTACTGGCCGATCTCGTCATGGATGATGTGAGTTACGTAGCTGCGCTGGTTGGTCTCCGGAGAGTCTTGATACACGGCCCAGCTCATACAGCACCCCCAAGCGCCGCAAGCGCAAGAACCCAGCCCACGAGCGCCAGGGTGGCCATGATGTTGCGGGCGCGGCGTTCGTGACGCAGCTCGGCCCGGAGTTGCAGCGCAGTCTCGATGTCGTGCAGGTAGCCCATGTCGGTTGCTCCAGTTGTTGTGTTTGCGGAGTGTGGTACAGGTTGCCGCACCTGTCAACTAGTGGGCAAAAAGAACCCGCCGAGTGGGCGGGTGAGGTACGGAGCAACAGGTTGGTGCAATTGCACCACGTGTACCGCCGAGTGCTGTGGCCAGGTCTGCCTTGCGCCCGAACCAGGTCGATATGGTTCGATTACGCGCCCCGCCGCATCGTGTCAGCCTTCGGCCCGCGGGGCATTACCTTACAGCTCGACGCCCTTAGACCCTTACGGGAAACGGCGGTACACGTGGTGCAACTTCCGCATGTGCGGGCACTGGCGTTGGTTGTCTTGTGCCCCAGTTGCGACCCCTGGGCCCGGTGTGCGTTACATGGCGCAGCCCTCAGCAGCGTTATCGGACAAGTCTCACAAAGATCATCTGACGGAGCCCAACACTACCCACCCGCGACACCCGTGTCAACCCCTGCGTAGTCGCGCGGGCATCATGACGCCGATAGCGCTGCGGGCTCGCATCACAGGCGACAAGGCGTAGCGGAGTGCGTCGATGTAGTGGTTCCATGCGTCCAGCAGCACTGGCAGGACCTGGCCGCTCAGGCGGTCCACCTTGTACGAGTACTTGCGCAGCTCCTCCTGCAGCGCCGTGCAGCGCCGGTGCACTACCACGCGGTCGAACGACTTGATGAACTCCACGCCGTCTTCCACGCTGCCTTTGCCCTTCTCGACGCCTGTGCAGCGCCGCAGCCCGTGGCGCTTGAGGTAGCTGATCGACTCTGGCCGCGCACTATCTGCCTGCACCTCGTGTTCCGCAATGCCTGGGATGCGATCGGTGAGAAACTTGGACGTGTCGTCCAATTCAAGCCCAACTTGGCCCGCCTCGTGGTCAACGTACAGCGTGTTGCCGCTGATCCAGCAGCGCACGGCAGCGGTCGGGTCTTGTGCGAATCCAAAGTCCAGGCCGTAGTACGGGCCGTCCCACCCTGGCTGCGCTTCGAAGTCGTCCACGTACCACTTACCTCCGAACACCTGGGCGTCGGTGCGCGACAGGTAAGCACCTTCCCAAATGTGGGCGTAGGTGTTGGGGTCGAACACGCGTTGCTGGTGCAGCCGCTGCTCTTCCAGCTCCAGGGGGAACCAGGGGTTGTCGTTGTAGTTCATCTCGACGATGGCGCTGCGCGGCGCCGGTATTTCGCCCCTGAAACGCTTGTCGACCGGGCTACCCTCAGTGCGTGGGTTCCAGATGCACCAGATCTCCGACAGGGGCGCCCGTATGGTGGGCTCCAGGTCCACCCAGGACGCTTCTGCCACGTCTTCCGCTTCCTCGACGATGCACAGGTCAATCTTGGCCAGGGATTTGACGCCACTGCTGTTGTGCCGCAGGCCCCGGAAGATGAATTCGGTACCGTTGCGGCCACGGATGAAGTCGACGCCCACATCGTAGGCAGCTTCAAGCCAGGGCTCGGACTGAATGGCCAGCTTCAGCTCGGCGTGGAATGACTCCTTGATGCTCACTTGCAGGTCACGGGCGCAGAGTACGCGTAGGGGCTCCACGATGCCCCACACGGCTGCCATTTTGGCGAAGGTGTGGGACTTGCCGCTCCCACGGCCACCGTACGCGCCGCGGTACCGCAACGACCCACGCGGCGGGGAGAACACCGGGAGCAGCTTCGGGGGCAGCTTGAGCTGCACGGTGCTCACTGCTCGCCCTCGCCGGCTACCAGTTGGATCTTGGTGATGCTGACCGGCCCGCCACCTGGTCCGGTGTGCTCCTGCACGACCTTGTCGTTGTACTGGGGCGAGATCTTGCTGGCGCGCCAGCGGTAGTGGTGGGCCAACTCGCGCGCTTTCTGGAATTCGAAGTTGGTTTTGGCGTCGGCCAGGACCTGCTCCGCCTTCTCCACCCAGGCCTCGGCGGCCACTCGGCGGGCTTGGTTCACGCGCGTGGAACGCTCCGCGTCGGACGAGGTCCAGCGCAGCAACGTGGACAGCCCGACGTCCGCATCCTGTGCGATAGCCGTCAAGCTGCGTAGCTCTAGGATCTGTTCGCACACCCAGTCGATCCCGTACAAGTCCAAAGCGTTCATTTTCCCACCTCCCCAAGGTGACACGAGTGTAACACGCGACCAAGGTTGTCCCTACAGTGCCAAGTTGTTCCTAGTTGGAACCGCTCTATTTCGCGGCTTCCAGCCAATCCGGTGACAAAGGGGACGACTTTGGACGTTTCGCCTATTAGTTTCTATATTACTTTATTGCGATATATTCTCATTTATTTACGGTATTTAGGCTCTGTAACTATTGTAATTCTGTTTTTAGTTGTCACCTTGTCACCAACATAAAAATATACTAACAAAATCAAGTAGTTGCGTCGGTGACAACCAGTTTTCAAGGTTGTCTCAAGTCGTCACCAACTTGTCACTAAAAACCCCTCCTAGGAGGGGTTGAGTTTTAGTCCGTGGATCACTCTGCGCTTCTTGCCTGACGTTTCCTTGCCCTTGGCAAAGCCCTTCTTCTTGAGGGCCATGCCGAAGCCCTGGGGGCTCATGGGCGCCCGTGTGGTCGCTTCGACGTAGCACGCATAGCTGCGGTAGAGATCGTGCGTCACAGACACCGCTGCGTCGTCCTTGGTGCACTCGGAGTCGAGCCACGCCTGGATCTCGTCGTTGTCGTCCATGTACTCACCAACGGCGGCTTTCACGCTCTCCGGCAGCACCAGGCCCTCTGTGAACCATGCTTGCGCCGCGCGGATCAGCTTTGCCAAGATGCCAGGTGCCTCAGCCTGCAGCTTGACCGACAGCTTCTTGTCCTTCTCGTTCTCCGCCACGGTGCGCGGGAAGTGGATCAGGCACAGCCGGCGGCGCATGGCAAAGTCCAGACCGTCGAGCGCGGGCAGGTAGTTGGTGGCCAGGAACACCCGGTAGCGACTGGGCATCTCGAAGGCGTTTTCGCGCATCAGCTTCACAGTGAGCGTGCCGCTGCTGGTGGCGTTCTTGATCTTGTCGTCGTCCCAACGTGCACCGAGCGGGATTTCCTCGCACAGGGCGAAGCGCTTGCCGCGCAGCTTGGCGTCTTCCTTGCTGTCGTCGAAACGGTTTTTGACCAGGGCTTTGCTGCTGTAGGTCGTGGAGTAGTCGCCCATCAGGTTCTTGACGCACTCGAGGATCTTCGACTTACCGTTCTGCCCGTCACCGTAGAGAATGAAGATCATCTCTTCCGACAGGTCTGCCATCAGGCCGTAGCCCAGCACGCGCATCAGGAATTCATGCTCGGGGCACATGTCGCGCAGCACCCGGTCCCACACCGGCGTCGGCATATTGAAGTCGGGGGCAACCGCTGTGCACTGCATGAACAAATGCCCCGCCTGCGGCGCTGGCGCAGCTGTGCGCAGGTCATACGCACCGGCGGGGGTGTTTACCAGGTACGGGTCGGCGTCCCATTGCTCCGGCATGACGCGCAGGTGCGGGAAGTCCTTGGCCACATCCAGAATCGAGCTGAGGCGGCCAGCGCCCATGATCGCAGCCTGCTTGCTGGGGCTGATGGCCGGGAGCATGCCCTTCAACTGGTTGCCGAGTGCCAGGCGCGCTGCAGCGGCTTCGTCAGGCACCCACCGGGTGCGGTCGTAGCTGAGCCAGCCGATGCCAGGGGAGTACTTGAAGAATTTGTGCGCCTTCTCAGCGAACCAGCGCCCCTGGTATTGGTCAGATTCAGTTGGGAGGCCGATCAGGTCAATATCCGGCAGCGACGTAGCAGTCTCCACCGGGGCCGCCCCCAGCGCCATCGCCGCAGCGAAGCAAGCTGCAGGGTCGGGGCCAGGTTGGAATCCATTGGCCCTGGCTTCTGCGATCAGGCTGCCCAGGGTGCGGGCGTCTTTGCGGTAGCTGTCGAAGCTTTCCCATTTCCATTGGAACTCTCCGTCGTCGTGCTTCGGGCTCTGCGCAGACCACTCGCGGCAGATGTCGTAAGCCACGTCTTCGAGTTCGGCATGCTCGCCCCAGTGCTTCAAGGCTGCCAGTGTGGGGAACCAAGTGTCGTATGCGTCCGGGTCGACAAACTTGAGCGCTTCCTTGATCAGCGGCACATCTTCGTGCGAACCGATGCGGTCGGATGGCTTGCGGTCAATGACTGGCTTGCGCAGGAAAGCCGGCGCTTCGGGCAACTCGTCCTGAGGTCCGGGGGTGCCAGTGGTCCAGGTGTACGGCTGCCCGGTCTCGGGGTGAATCGATGGCGGAAGAACCACAAAGCCGTTGTGCTTGCCGTCCAAGCCCTTCAGGCCACCAGGATTGCCCTGATACTTGACGGTCGGATCTGGCGCGGAAAAGTAGGCGTGGAACCCGCTCCCGCGGCCCGACTGAGCCATCACCGGCGACAGCAACATGCCATGCTCGGCCTGCAACTGTTCGTAGGCTTTCTCGCCACCGTTGCGCGGGTCCATGTCGAACACATACAGCTTCGATGGGGCCGGCCGCATGCCGATGCCCGCGGTGGGCATTGCGGTCCACCAACGTTCGATCTGTGCGGTGTCGGTAGTTGCTTCGCTGCTGCCGTGTTCGCAGCCAGGGTATTTGGTGCCAGGTTTGAGCGGGAAAACGTGCCATCCGAGTGATGCGTAATACAACGCCCACCCTTTCATTAGGTCTTGACTCATTGTTCAGGCCCTGCGACAATCGCGCGTAAGAAGTGATACGTTATAACCCGCCCACGAAGCGGGTTTTCTTTTGCCTACGGCACAGCAGGCTATCATGACGCGGCCAGATCGGTGGCTATCCGATACAAAACCGGGTCACCTTCAGTGAGCACCTGAAGTAGCTGGCGTTTCTCTGCGAGATAGGTTACTGCGAAGTCCGGATCTCGGGCGACAATACTACGCGTATTGCTTATCAGGTCGGCCAATTTGATTGTCTTAGCCTCCGGGGAAGCCTTGGCCGTGTGTTCCCGGTCGATCGCCTTACGCCGAGCGCGGTTCCCGTCCTCCGGACGCGACACATCTGTGAGCTGTTCTACGTAAGCACCCACGATTGGGCCGAACATGGTCACGATCAAACTCAGCGGTACTTCCGTGTCTTCGACCACGTCGTGCAGAAAAGCGGCGGCGAGCATTTCGTCGGTGACCGTCGGCACGTGTACCTTTAAAATCTGGGCCACTTGCATCGGGTGCTCGAAGTAGGGCTCCCCCGTGTATTTGCGAACTTGCCCCGTCGCTGAGTGGGCAGCGATGCAGAAGTAACGTGCGGCGTCCACCAGGTTCATTTGGCGCCCCCTTGCAGCCGCTCCACCACCGACGAAACCAGAAAGCGGAACTGCCGCCCCACCTTCACAGAAGGCAGAGTGCCGTCACCGGCCAGGCGTCGCACGGTCCTGGGGGTCAGCTGCAGGTAGTCAGCCAGCTCGTCAACGCTGACCCATTTTTCGCTTGCGGCGGGCGGCAACATAGCCCCGGCGCTTTGCATTGGTTGGTGCATGGTGTACCTCAATGTACGTTAGTGACACGTCACAATACGCTAAATACAACAAAGCCCGCAAGAGCGGGCTAGTTAAGGAATCCGGCAGCCTGCCTCAGCTTGCTGCACTTGTCGTGGTTGCCGCGCCCCCTGGCACGGCCGCAGACATCGCACCTGCCATTCATCTCCCGGCGCATCATGTGTTGCTGGCCACGGTGCCCGATCTCGTGCGTTGGTTGGTAGTTCACTGGGTAACCTCCCGCATCACCTGAATAAAGTCTGTCAGTTGGCCAAGTCGATCGAGCGTCTTCGGACCGGGGTCATCACCCATGCGGCTGAGCAGATCCTCTCGCTGTTGCACCAGGAAAGCTGTCACATCGCGCAGAGCTGAGAAATTGTCACGGAGGGCCCGAATATGGCCCGGGCCAACTGCAGCAAGCTTGCGGTCTCTAGACACCCGCCCCATGCGGCGCAGCCGGTAGGAGATCACCTGGTACGACGTGTCGAATACCCGGGCCAGCTCTACCGCCCCGGCACCGGCGTCGAAGCGGGCGGCCAAGTCTTGGTTGTCGATAGGTAGCGTCATGACAGTACTTTCCCGAGTGCGGCCAACAGTTCCAGGCCCTGCTCACGGGACAGAAACGTGCGGCGACCGTTGAGATCCAGGCGCAGCGTACCGGCAGTATCTACCAGCGATACCCCACCTATGGGGTTGTGCGGCAATGCGTGCCGGGCCAGTAACGCATCCAGCCGGCGCACCTCGTCCTCGCGGAACAGCAGGGCCGCCTTGCGCCGCTGCTCCTTCAGCTCGGCGTGACGCTCGTTCCATTGGTTGAGGGTGTTGGCCGCTCCGCGCATCCGGTCAAAGGTGCCGCGGTCCGGGGCTGTGGCGTGTTCCTGCCGTGCCCGCTTTAGCTCCAGGGTCAATTGCTCATGACGGCTCATAGGTCTAGCGCCTCCCGGACGCGGCGCGGCACCGGCCGGTGCCCATTGACAATCTCGGATATGTACGGCTTGCCAACCCCGAGGTGCCGTGCCAGCGCAGCTTGGGTGCCGAACTTGGCGCGGATGGCTTGACTGAGCGGGCTGGCCCATACGTCAATGCGTGACGTGTTCATGGCTTGCGCTCCAGGGCGGCGCGGGCTTGCCAGAGGCCCCAGGCCCATTCGATGTTAGCGCCGCGGTATTCGGCGTCGGGCAAATCGCCGTACTGGGTCAGGTCTGGGAGAAAGCGCTCGGCCTTGTCGATTAACGCCTTCTCGAACGCCGCCCTCTCATCGATCTCAACCGGCGTGCTCGGCTCTGCGCTGGCTGATATGGCGTCGCTTATGTCGTTGAACAAGTCCCATCCTAGATAGTGGTCGCCAGCGGCCTGAACCGCACGACGCAGCAGCGCCCGCGCCTCGGCCAGCTGGGCGCGCAAGGCACGGCTCTCTTCAGCAAGCTGAATGCAGGCCTGCTCGAACGTTGTGGCGCCGGTGTAGCTTTCCAATGCCATGAACACAGCTTTGTTCGCCGGGCTGCCGTGCGGGAATTGCTCAACTTCGCCAGGATCGGCGTGGGTGTAGAGCTTGGTGCCGGGCACAACCGTCATCCTGTTCACAAGCCAGGATAGACCGGCTGAAGGATCGAGCCACGCCACCGGCTCACCATGCACCGACCTGCTATACAGCGGCCCCAGCTTGGCGATTTCGTCGAGGCAGGCGTTCCAACCTTCTGCCTTGTCCCGAAGCTTCTCACTGAAATGGTCTTCGGTCTGTCTCTCAGGCAGCGTGACCGGCTCGCCCTGGTTCGGCTCGATGCTATGGGTCATGCGACACGCTCCTGCGCCTCTTGGCGCACCTCGTAGCGAATGTCGAATGTCAGTTCCGACCCGTCGTCGAATTTGAAAGTGATGCTGTGGCCCACCCGGTCCAATTCGCGGAACACGAAGTGACCAATGCAGTATTTGTAGGTGTCCGGTGCCTCAAGGGCGCGATCGCGGTGTGACATGACTCTGTACCTTTGTTGTGTTTGTGACGGTCACAAGATGACACGAGCGTCACCCTGTAGTCAAACGAAAACGGAGCCACACGGGCCCCGCTCGTCAGATGTAGCTCAGTTCCTCGCCAGCGGCCCGGGCGGTGCTCTGCACCAACGCGATCATCTCGTCACGTGGGCCGAGTGCTGCGCTGACCACACCGAGGCTCACTTTGCCCTCGGCGGCGATGCGTGCACGGTTGAGGCTGCGCAGGCCGCCGGCCCGGGCATGCTGGAGCGCAATGGCGAGCAACTTGGTGCGGTGCTCGGCCAGGACGCTCGAGGTTGGGTTGTAGGCCATGGGTCAGGTACTCACTGTAGACATGGCCGCATCGTTGCACATCGGTGACGGCTGTGTCAATTCCGCAGCCAGGCGCATGGTGCTGAAGCACGTGCCGCCCGGGTACAGCAGGTAACCACGGCCCGCATGCAGCGGCTCGCCCATCAGCTGGCGCACCTCTTCCAGACTGCTGAAACCGGAGTCGGTCGACGGGCCGGTGCACAGGCGCTGCGGGTGGGTCGGATCGTATGGTGTGATAAATATGGTCACCACGCACCTCCACCAATAGGGCACATACCGTTGCCTTCCATTCGTATGTGCCCTTGCCGTTCGCGACCCGGGCCATCGATATCGCCATCCATCACGTACAGATGATCAGACTCGCAGAACAGGAATCCCTCGTGGTACAGCTCCCGCGCCAGCTTCTGTGCTGCTCTGGCATCCTTGGAGATCCGATCAAGCAAGCTTTGCAGCTTTTTCTGTTTCTCGATGCTCATACCAACGGCCCTCCCGCATGAAACTGGAACCTGCCACCCAGGCGCAGCACCAGCTCCCCGAAGTTCATCTGCGCCTGCTCGCGCCCGCGGCCCGTGTAGCGCCACCCGGCCTCTTTCATCTCGATGCCGACGAACTGGCCCACTGTGGTGCCGACGTGCTCAGGGCCGACGTGCAGCGGCCAGATGCCCACATAGTCGGGGGTCTTCATCACGTCGTTGACCTGTTTGCTGATGTTGCCTAGGCCGTAGCGTACGTGGTTGCCGTGCTCGTCGGTGAAGCCACCGGAATTGTTGCGCCACAGGTACGCCCCGTGGAACTCCCGCGCCTGGCGCACCGCTTCAGCGGAGACAGCCGCCTCACTGGTGCCGCTGAGCAGGTTGGGCACATGGTGCATCTCTGGCGCGATGCCGAGACGGCGCTGCAGATCCTGGATGGCAGCGAGCGGCACCTGCCACTGTGCGGCCCATTGCATGAGCTGTATCATGACGACACCCCCATGCCGCAAACGGGCTCAGGCTCGCACATACCATCGGCCCGGGCCTCTTCAAGTTCTTCCGGTGAGTAATCAGCTTGCCAGGCCTGCAGTTCTTTTTCGGCTTGCTCTCGGGTGCGGAAGTACTCCCAGTTTCCGCTGATCGAAACGCGCCAAGCGTCAGGTTTTCTCACGTGCGGCCCGTCGCAGAGGCTGCAATACGCTTCACGCGGAAGCCCTGCGCAACTGTGACAGATGCGTCGTTGTTTATTTTCCATATCGCTTCTCCTAAGGGAATGTCCACCACCAACGCCCGGTCAGCACCTGGCCGCCGGGCAGTTGATAGGTCATCTCGCGGTCGCGCCGCTCAATGTGTGCCGTGCGCTCCGCTTGCACCACCGCGCAGCCGATGCGGAGCACGATCGGGCAGCCAACCGGCGGCAGCACGTCGGGGCTGTTCCAATGCAGGCCAGCTGCGTCTTGGGCTTTGCGGAGCACTATTAGGTCGGTGCCGAGGCGCATCGACTCCAAGATAAACTTCCGTGTCAGGCTGACCAGCGCCTCCACGTCAAGTGGGGTTACTTCCATCCCAGCATTTACAGCCATGTCGACTGCTTTTTGATTCGTCACAACACGGTCAACTTGCGGCCAGTTCAGGCCAAGAATTCCGTTTTTCTCCTCAGGCCGAAAGAGGTGCCACGCCACAATCTCATTCATCGTTGTCACCTCCCACCAGGTGCGCATACCGCGCCGCCACATCCGTCACGTCGGTGTCATAGCGCGTCAGCTTTGCAAACAGCCCCGCATCTGCCACCAGTACCCGGTCCAACATGTGAATCTGCTGGCTCAGTAGTGCCACCGGCTCATCGCCCGTAGCCTCGCATACCCGGCGCAGGGCCGCAGCGGTGCCGGCCGGCAGCGGCAACTCGATACGCTTCTCGGCACTGGCCCGGCTGTTGCGCTTGCGCAGTTTGGCTTGGTAGCGGCGCACTGCGGCTTGGATACCCGGAAGCTTGGCTTCGGACTCGGCCCAAGTGGTGCCGAGCTGGACCGCGAGCGCCACGGTTTCGCATACGTCGTCGGTGTAGGTCGTCATTCCGGGTGGGCCTCCAGAATCATGCTGATGTCTGTGCTGTCGAGGTTCACACGAATGTGATTGAGGATTTCCCCGGTGGAGATATTTTCAATTCGCAGACCAAAGTCCACGCATTCGCCCAGGTCGAGCAGCAGCATTGCGTCGTCGCACAGTCTCAGTGCCTCCCGCAGCGCGTGCAGCGCCCGGCGTTGTTCTTCGGGGATCATAGCCCGGGCCTCATCACGACTGGAGCGGGTTGGCGAGATGCGAATTCAACCAGGGATTTCTCGTAGGCCTTATTGGCCGCGGCCAGTTGAATTACGCACAGTTGCATGGCTTCGAGCTGAGTGCAGCGGCCCATCTGCCACATCGCCAAAGCTGCATGCACATGTGGGTTCTCGCGGGAAAGCTCGCGAAGCTGTTCTTGCAGCGCGGAAAAAGGGCTGCGGCGCTTCTCTTCCGGCCATCCGTCATCAGGGTTGTTCATGTTGCGTACTCCAGTCAGTGGTTGTGACGGTCACTCTAGCGCTAGGTGACGTCCGTGTCAACCTGTCATCATCGCGCCCAGGCTTGCGACCGACAGCCGCTCCATTATCCACCCCGTCAGCTTCTCCATGCTCTGCCGGTCCTGCGCCTGGCACGTGAGCCAGTCGGTGCCGAAGGTCAAATAGAACCGGCGGAACACCTCGCTGTCACCGCGACCCTGGGCCCGCTGCTCACCGGCCCACCAGGCCATGGCGTTCTGCAGCATTTCCAGCGCCAGGCGGTGCTCGTAGTGTTTCTTCACGTTGGCCCCGGCCCAGGCGGCAGGCAGGCTGCGTATGTGCTGTTGCTCCCGGAACACCGATTCGGGCATAGCGATTTTGGCCACCTCGGCGCGCATGGCCGCTAGCAGCGCAGGTTCCAATTCGAGCATGTCGCCGTCGACTGCCTCCGGCCCGCTGCGCCCGGCACCTGGTTCAGGCTTCCACCCGCAGTACGGGCAGCAGGGCAGCGCGCGGGAGAATGGTGACAGGCACATCGGATTCAGGCAGGCGCGGTTGGGAATCACATCGTTAGGGCCGGAGCTAGCCTTGCGCTCGGCGTCGTCAAGCGACCAGTCGTTCTTGGCATCGGGAAGCCCAAGACGGGGGTCAAGGCAGTTGCCCACGTGGTCGATGAACATGCCGATGGGCTTGCGGCTGCGTGCGATGTGTTCGCGCCGTTCGTATACGCTAAAGGTATCCCACTCCGCCATCAGTTCCGCCATGATGTCCAAGCGACCCATGCGGGAGAACTGCTGCGCGTGCACGTTGAAGCTGCATGTTTTCCGCGCACCGATCACCAGCTCGCAGCCGGCCACGTCCACCCCTTCCCCGAACAGGCCCATGTTTACTAGGCCCCGCAGTTCGCGGGCCTCGAAGTCACGCATGGCTTTGTCGCGTTCCGGCCCGGGCGTGTTACCGTCGACAGCTTTCGCTGGGATTCCTGCAGCGCGGAACTGTTCGGCAATGTCCTCGGCGGTTTCTAGGTCA